CAACCGTATTTGACGAAAAATTCATTATATCGCCATTTGGATCACTAAAATTGTAACCTAGAGTACCGTATACGCCGGTTGCGTTATTTACAGATGCCATAATTATACCATTGGTAAGAGTGAGGGTGTTGTAAGGCCACCTTGAGAGTCAATATGAAAGTGTGCATCATAAATGCCATCATTTATTATATCAAATGCAAGAACCGAGCTGGAAATTCCAAGTATCGCAAGAGGGGAATTAATAGATGTTACACAAGTAAGTACACCAGTAGGTATATAAGGTCCAGGAGTAGCAAAACCCACATTGATTCCACCTAAAGTTTCTATTCCGCCTGTCGCAAATACTTTTTCTACTGCTGTTATATTTGTTTTTGCTGATAAAGCCATACAAGAAATTGCACCATTAACACGCAAATCTCCACTTACAATTACATCAGCAGGTGCGTTTAAGTATATATCGCCTGTAACTCCGCCCGCAGAAATATTAACATCTCCGTCAGCGGTTACATCTAAATCACCATCAGTATGAATATGAGTATCTCCTTGTACTCTTGTTTGCATATCACCTTCCACATGAGCATAAGCAGAACCATATACATGAAGTTTTGAATCACCATGGACTTCTATGTTACAAGAGCCTTGAACAACTATACTATTATCACCAACAGTAACAGTAAAATTATTTCCTGTTACAACAACTTCTCTGTCACCGTTAGCAGACCATTGTTCTCTTGTTCTTGATTTTCCGTGTTCCCAACGCCTGAATTCATTACCTGGCGTATCATCTGTTATATCAAGATGGCCTGATTCAGATTGTCTAACATTGATATAAGGATAGACACCGACTTGTGTATTTGCGGATGAGGTATAAAAACCTCCGTATATATGGTCTGGCATTATGGACTCGATTTACTCACTTGAACAAAAGGTGTTCCTGAACCTGAAGCAATATTTGCTTGAATTGTGGTTAAACTAGAACCAAAATTTTGTACAGAATTTGTTACAGAAGATGCTGCTGATGTGATACCAGTAGATAAAGCATTAGGAACAGATTGAATATTAGCAACAGTTGCGTTTAAATCTGAGCCTAAAGCTTTTACTCCAGTAATTGCTTGATTTGTTTGGTTAATTGCATTTTGCGTTTGTTGTATTAACACACCAACATCACCAAGACCTACTGTTAAAGCACCAGCTAATGCGTTTTGTAATAAAGCAAGACATTGTTGTAGTGTTTGTGCAATTCTTTGTGGCAAAGTTTTAACAAGATTAATAAGAGCATTCACGTCAGCAACAAACGCTCTTGCTTCCTGTATTGCTTTATTAATTAATTTTAAAATTTTATTAACACGTTTTAATAAAGCAATAGCATCTTTTAAGAGATTTTTAATTTGTGTAAAAACAGGACTTGCAGAATCTCCAAACAAAGCAGAAATGATAGCATCTCTCGCTTGAGCTATTGCTTGTGCTATGTCTGAACTTTTTAAAGCCAAATATAATGCTAATTCAGATTTAGGATCACAGATATGAAAAATTTCTGCATTTGAAATTGCAATTGTTGTATTTGCAATTGAACCTCTAGCAATCTGACTGATTGTTGATGTGCCTTTTTGTATTGAGTTACCAATATACTGTGTTGTTGGTCCATCAGATTCAGTAATAGATGTATAGTCGCCAGACGTTTGTTGTATGCCACCTAATTTTACTGTAAATGCCATTTTTGTCCTTACTGTTTAATGCCAGGCACAATGCCTATGATAATTGGAAATTGACCTGCTTCTCCATCCATGAAGAAACCAACAACCCATTCACCTAATGGCGCTGCTTCAAAATATTTTGAATTATTGACTGGTAAAAGAGGCATTGCCCATGGTAAATCTTCAACAGGTATATCATCACCATACCAACCAAAAATACGGACTTGATAACGACTCATACCAATATCATCCATACGATTGACTATTTGGCCCATCCACCAAACAAAGCCATTTAATCCTGCAAAGTTAAAATTATTTGCACCTTTACTCATTATATAATTCCTTTCACCGCATTATTCCACAAAGCCGTTCCATTATTATTTGAAGGATATGGTTGCGGTACACTTTCTTTCGTTATCTCTAAAATTGTTTTATACTCTGTCAAATCAATGATATGTCTTACAGCAGTTATCAAATAATTACCTGAGTAATATTTATCTAGTTCGGAACTATTTGGCTGCCTTGATAATAGATTAAATGTGATAACTCTACCAATTGTTAAATTAGGATCACCTGGCATTGACAATCTAACTCTTGTATAATTTGCCAATCCTAATTGTGCTGTTCTGTAAGGAATATATGTTTCAGCGTAAATATCATTACCTGCAGCGCCTGGTACTCCTGCTATATATGAAGAACTTTTACTATCATAATTTGAGAATATTAATTTCAACATTGCTTGCGGTGTTTGATTTAATCTGTCACCATTGCGATTTGTTGAATTATCAAAAATTGGATTTGGATTTAAATTTTTAGAATTTTGTTGATATACACCATAATCAAAATTTGTAACTTTTCTTTGTCTAGTCATTGGATTAACCGAAATCAATTGATTAGCGAAAGTTCCCTGTGTGATACCATTAAGAGTATCAAACGAATCTAAGATTTCGTATGTTGTTACGTTATACACATCCGTATTTAAATCTGTTGAATTTAAGTTTTTTGGCTTATATGTGTATGTGTAATACGAAGGTTCTTTCATCATTGTTTGTAATGAGCGAAAGTTAAACCCGTATTTGTTTTCATAAAAAATCATATCAGCACCAGGATTTGATGGGTTTGGTCTGGCATAATTAGTCATAAAATTAATTGCATCATACGGCTTTAAAAATGGTATCATAAAGTCATACTGACCATATGTTGTCTCAATCACTCCATTAGACATTTTGTTTGATGGTGCTTGCAGGTAATTTGTTAATATATCTTTAACATTATCAGATATTAAAGAACTTTTATATTTTTTGTTTATCTTATATTGCTCAGATAACAACAATTCATCAGAACAAAAATAAAGAAGATATGATTCTTTATACATTGTACCTTCAAGTTTTCTATTAGCCACTTTGAATATACGATATATGCCGTCAACTTGATTTGATTTATCACCAGATTTACTAAAAGTTAATCTTAAATATTCTGTACCGTTTAAAGCCAATGTCTCAATGTAACCCATCGATTCAACAATTTTAACATAACCAGATACATAGTTGCTAAAGATATCTTCAGCTAGAGATATTTCTGTCATAATATTTTTTAAATCAAAAGTAGCTACCGAACTTAACAATGTTAAGTTTATTATAGCATAGTCTCTAGGATTTCTTATACCAGTTGTCATTTAATCTTCATCAGAGTTTGAAATTCTTTTTCAATTTGATTTGCATAAGAAGCATTCAGTATATTTAAACTTCTTTTTGCTTCATTTTGTTCCAATTCATATTGATATATGCTAACAGCTTCTGTTGTGATTGTTTGAGAAACATAAGTACCGTTAGAAAATGTACTTGTCGTTGTTGCACCACTTGTTATAGAATTGTAAGTATTTAAGTCAATTACAATTGTTTTATTTGTAGTTGTTCCTGAAGTGCTATCATATGTTGTAATTGTTTTTCTGTATTCATATATTGTATTAGTTGTATACGTTTCAACAGGAACATTAGCGGTATTTGCGGCTGTAGCGTATTTGTCATTCACATATACGTTAAATTGATTTGCAGGTAAAGCTAAATCCCATTGAGGATTCATTACTTGATTAGCATAAAGAATTAACCAAAATCTATTCACATCATTATAATATTTGTTGGCAATAATATCTGGCCTATCACTATCTCTATAATTATAACTATAATATAACAAAGGATTTTGAAGCAAAGATGGAATAATCTCAACTCTTGTCATTAAATTTGTCATGACAATTGAATTATTTTTGTAATCTGTTGTGATTACTTTAGGGAAATTATTAAAATATAGCATAGTTATCTTCTTGGATTAGATAGGTCAGCAAAATTATCTCTTGTAAGAATATTGAGTTCTTTGAATGATAAATTTAATTGTGTTTGAACCATTGAACCGTCCGTAAATGCTGAAAAACCATTTGGCGCATGATTAACTTCAACATTAGTTAATACACAATCTCCGTATTTTGGTAAAACTGTGCTTTCTTGCCCATTTACAAAAAATTGTAAATTGAAAATCGATGGAGGTATTAAAAACATGGCATCAGTTGTTGACTGAGTTACATTTCCGTTGGTTTGGCCTAAAGATGGTGCTGAATAGAATCTAAATTGTTGAACAATATTATTTACAACTAAAGCTTCTTCTTGTGATTTTGGTGTCATAGTAAAACTTAATGAGAAAGTTCTTAATCCTGTTCCACGGTAAACCATTTGTAATTGAGGATTAAGTGCATATCCTTGTCCTTGTTGTAAAACAGTAGTTAAGTTTGATAAATCAACACCGTGCAAATCAAGTCCCATAGCTGCAGCAGTTCCTGTTAACGCTTGTGATACATTTGGATTTGTACTTATATCATTACCGCCAGAAGAACCTCCAAAAGAACTTTTAATTGAACCTAAAATAGATTCTCCACTTGAACCAATTGCTCTAAGTGTTGTAATCAAAGGACCCAAATCACTCGTTAAACTCATTTCTTCGTAGTTTGCATCATAACTAGCCGTAAGAGTATCTGGCATATATAATGAAATTATACTGACTGTGCTACTTATTGGTGGTGAAACTTTTAATCCTGTCCCACTTGTAATAAAAGCAGTTAATGCTGCAGCTGCTCCGAGTGCTGCTGTTTGACCGACTGCAGCTCCTGTACCAGAACCACCATTAACGACATTATTAATAGCAGCAACTCCTATATTAATTGCTCCAGCAACAGTAGTTAATGCTACAGCAGCACCAGCTGATGTTGTAATGGCAGTTTGTGTTGGAGTTGTACCAATTGCAGCAGGCTCAACATCTCTAATTGTGAATGTAACCCAATGATTTTTATTATTTTTACCTGATGTACTAAGTTGCGCCAAATCTTGCGGATATCTTGTTGTTAATCCAGCAGGAGAATCTTCTAATCCACTTAGAGGTCCTCTAGTTTGAGGAAGATTTGTTGCTGATGTGACTAAAGTTAATTGAGCCATTTGTTTTTTTTCTAAAAAAATGATTATACATACTATTTAGTTTGGTATTCACAACGCCATTTTTTGTGATGTTTTCTTTTGCCTCGAGCTACACCACTCATACTTCCTTGGTCTAAACCGTTTTGTTTACAAAATTTATATAAATTTAATATTATTTTTTCATTTCCATTTGGATCAATTACTTTCCATTTTTTTATTGGTCCAATCAATTTTCTTTTTTGTTCATCGGTAAATTTATAACCATAAGAGCCTTCTCCTCCGTCAGTTTTATTATATAATATGCCTGTGCCCAAATCTTTTCTTCCGTACCATCTTATAAATTTTCTCTCTAAAGCAAAAGCGCCAAATTCAGAAAGGTTTTCAACTAGTATAACAATTCTGGATTTATCTTTTGGAATTTTAAAATGATGTTTAGACCAAGCTCTGTCGCCGGTTCCTTTTCCTATGTAGTATGGCGTTTTATCTTTTCTCAAATAGGCATAAACATAAAAATTTAGATTATATATAATCATGCTGGTAAGGTCTTTTCTTATTAGAGTATGTGCGGACCCCCATCCGGCGACATACACCTATTTATTAAAATATGGCATATTCTGGACTATTTAAACCTCGTAACCCACAAAAATATATTGGAGACCCCAATAATATAGTATATCGCTCGTCATGGGAAGTCAAAGTCATGTCTTGGCTTGACTTAAATGATGATATATTGTCGTGGGCATCTGAAGAAGTTATTGTTCCCTACAAATCTCCTGTAGATGGCAAATGGCATCGTTACTTTCCAGATTTTATTGTGAAAATGAGAACAAAAGATGGGAAACTTAAAACAATGATGCTTGAAGTCAAACCAAAGAAAGAAACTGCACCACCGCCACCACAAAAACGAATTACAGAAAATTATATCAGAGCAGTCAAAACATGGGGTGTCAATGAAGCAAAATGGAAAGCTGCTGTTGAATTTTGTAAAGACCGTGCATGGGAGTTTCGTGTGATTACCGAAGACCATCTTGGAATCAACTAAATAACCGATGGCAACTTCAATACTTACTAAATTTGGACAAGAACGGTCAGCAACCGATTATGCTGTTATGTCTCGGGAGTCCATGAAATGGCTTAAAACAAAAATTGATGATATAAGAAATGTATCATCAATACCAAGAGCAGTTTCAAAAGAAGCTATGCGGTATGATAAACGATTCATGCTTGGCAAAATGTATTGCTTCTTTTACGATCCTAAAGGAAAAGATGATTTGCCGTATTATGATAAATTTCCAATGATTATTGCCTTGGAAAAATATAATGATGGTTTTTTAGGATTAAACATACATTACTTGCCATATAAGTACCGAGTTGCGTTTCTTACCAAATTGATGGATTATGCGTCCCTTGACGGCAATAATGACGTTAAAAGACTTAGAGTGTCGTATGACATATTAAACGCCTCCAAGCGTTTCCGTGAGTTTAAGCCTTGTCTAAAAAGATATTTGACCAGTCATATTCGTTCTAAAATACTTGCCATTGAACCACATGAGTTTGAAGTGGCAAGTTTTCTGCCTATACATCAATTTAAAGGTGCCAAACCTAATGAAGTGTGGCAAGAATCAGTAGACCAAATTAAAGGAAACTAAATGCCAACCGTTGCAAATTTTATCAGTCAATTTAGTAGTGATGTAGCACGACCAAGCAGGTTTAACGTGCAAATTACACCACCTTCAACTTTAAATACTCAAGGTGTTAAAGTGTCTGATTTAACATTTTCTTGTGAAAGTACCGAATTACCAAGCATAACTTTTGCCACTACTGAACAAAAGTTTGGATCGAACCCAATTGAAAAATACCCGTATCAAGTTCAATTCAATGATATCACATTAACTTTTATTGTTAAAGATACAATGAATGAAAAAATATTTTTTGATTCTTGGATGGACAAAATAGTGCCTTCCAGCAGTTACAATGTTAATTATAAAGCAGATTATGCCGGCACACTTACTGTCAATCAATTTAGTTTAGAAGATAAATTGACATATTCTGTTGTATTACATGAGGCGTATCCAATTTCAGTTAATCAATTAGATTTAGATTGGTCGTCAGATGGGTTTCATAAGTTGGCTGTAGTTTTTGCATATACATATTGGGAAAATAATTTAATCTAGGAGTGAATAAAAAATGGCTTTACCTAAAATTGATACACCTGTCTATGAAATAGACTTACCATTATCTAAAACAAGAATTCGTTTTAGACCTTTTCTTGTCAAAGAACAACGTAATTTAATGATGGCAATGGAAGCTGATGAGAAAGAAACCATCGAAAGAAACATTCGTCAGGTGTTGCATAATTGTACATTGACCGAAAATATTGACATTGATAAATTACCTATCATTGATGTTGAATATTACTTTCTACAATTAAGAGCTCGTTCTGTTGGCGAAGTAGTTGAAAACAAATACCGTTGTGAGAATGTTGTTGAGAATGACAAGTGTGGTAATCTAATGGATGTTAATTTAAATCTATTAGAAATCCAGATTGAAACAGACCCATCGCTTGATGATGTCATTCAAATTAACGGCCAAATAAGTGTTAAGTTGAAGTATCCAGAATTTTCTGTTATTCAACGAGCATCTAAGTTTGAAAATGCCACAGATATGGCATTTGATATGATTGTAGAAAGTATTGAATGGATATTTGATGGTGAACAATACTATTACGCAAAAGAATCAGACCCATCAGAATTGATAGAGTTTGTAGAATCGTTAAACCAAACACAATTTGAAAAGATTGAAGAATTTTTTAATAAGTTACCAAAGCTAAACAAGAAAATTGAAGTTGATTGCAAAAAGTGTGGATTTCACCACACAATTAACGTAGAAGGCTTAGACGCTTTTTTCGTTTAACATTTCGTCATGACAATCTGAGAAATTATTACAAAACAAACTTTGCATTGATACAGCACCACAAGTATAGTTTGTTTGAGCTTGAAAATATGCTGCCTTGGGAACGTGATATTTACGTTACTATGCTTACACAATACATTGAAGAAGAAAACGAAAAAATTAAGCAAAGACAAGCAGCTAGAAGATGAACACCAAAAAACTAAAAGGCGTAGTATACGCTTGGAACCAAAATGCTTTTAATGGTAAAGGCTATTGGTTTGTTTTAGGAAAAAATGGTGCTTTTGGTCGTGCGGCTTCAAAGAGAGAGGCTGGTTATCTAAATCAACCTAAAAAATCTGAGCCTAACATTGAAGAAACTCCACAAAAACAAATATCAGATAAGACAGAAAAATCTTTAGGTAAACTAAAAGATAAATTTAGTTCAAAAAATTTAAAGAATATAATCAAATCTCCAACGGAGAATTTAGAAGAAAAAATAAGTGGAGAAAAAGACCAAACTGAAATGCTTGGCAAATCAAAGAAGTCACCTGTTATTACTCCAGAAAAAATAGGTAGTATTGATACTGCATTTTATGCTAGTGTAGCGCCAACTAAAATTGTACCAATCAAAAGAGGCGAAAGAGTTGCTGACGTTGCCACAAAATTGTTAGGTCTATTCAATAAAACTTTTGCAGAAAAAAAACTACAAAGAGAATTAAACAAAAACTTTGAATTAGAAAGACATGAAGAAGATAAAAGACGCCATGATAATTTGATTAAAGAAATTTATAAATCAAAAGGCATGAGGGCGCCAAAGAAGAAAACAAATAAGACTGCTGAAAAACTTAAAGGCTGGGACGACTTAAAAAATATTGTAGTTAAGCCAGGTAAAGGTGGTGGTGCTGAAGGTGGCGGAGGTCCCAGCGCTTTAGCTATAGGTGGTGGCGCTCTTGCTCTTGGTGCTGCAGGCACGGCCGCATTTGTTGCTAGTCAAGAAGGCGGTCCTGCTTTAAAAGCAATGAACGATGAAGGACATACTGCAATTGGTTATGGACACGATATTACAGAACAAGAAAAGAAACAAGGATTTATTTCTTTAGGTGGTGAAGAAAAGATTATGCTTTCTGGTGAAGGCGGCAAAGACACTACTATCACAAAAGAGCAAGCGCAAAAATTATTAGAAGTTGATATACCAAAATATCAAGTTACAGCTGCAAGAGCAATTGGTGAAGATAATTGGAGTAAATTAAATTCAAATCAAAAGGCAGCCTTAACATCATACACATACAACACCGGCGCCGGAGGTATATTAAAACTAGCTAATGATGGTTTAAAAGATGCAATAGCTAAAGGTGATATGCAAGGTGCTGCTAATATCATTAAAGAAAAAGGTATTAAGACTGGTCAGAAAAGTGGATTTTTATCTGCTTTAGCGAGAAGGCGTAATGATGAGTCTGCTTTGTTTTTGAAAGCACCTTCTGGTGAATCTGAAAATGCGGCCGCAAGTACACAAATATCAAGTCATTTTTACAGAAATAGTGGTGCATTTCATGGTGCTTTAGATATACCTGGTCAACAAGGGCAACCAATTTTTGCAACAGGAGACGGTACTGTAATTTATGGCAATTCAGACCCAAATGGTTACGGTAATCATTGGATTAAAATAGACCACGGAAATGGTTTGATGACAACATATGGTCATATGAGTGATAGAGTAGTTGAGAATGGTGCCAAAGTTAAAGCAGGCCAACAAATAGGTAAAATGGGTAATGAAGGTGCGTCAACAGGAACACACTTGCATTATCAAATAGAACAAAACGGAAAGAAAATTGATCCTGAATCATTTTCTTCACCTATGTTAGCGTCTTGGTCCACATCAGTTAAAGGTATTGCAGGTGCAACAATGTTGGCTTCAGATAAAACCTCTGGTGATAAAATAGCTTCAACATCATCAGAAAACAAAGATTTGAAACAGACAACTAAACCTGTTGTATCAATTAACAATGCACAAAAAACTACACAAGTGGGTTCTAAACCAGACCCAAGAATATTAATAGCACAAAGTAAACAAGATTATCCTGTATTCATGGAAATATACTAATGGAACATTCAAAAGCTATAACTAAAAAATTAAAAGATGAGATATTCATTTGGGATCCTACTGCGTATAGCAATAAAGGATATTGGTATGTTTTAGGTACGACCGGTGCTTTTGGTCGACCTGCAAGTAAAGCTGAAGTTAAGAAACTAGGAAAACCACCAGCATCAGAAACAGAACCGGTTTCACCTCAAGTATTTGAAGAAGAAGTTGAAACAAAAGAACCTAAAAAATTAACAAAATCGGATGAATATCGTAAAGCCAAGAGAGATACAAGAACACCTTTTGGTGAAATGATATTCAAAAAAACATTTGAAGAAGGTGAAAGTTTAGGTTCTGCAATTAAGAGTAGTATATCAGATAAACTTACATCGAAAACAACAAGTCTAAAAGAAAAATTTGATCCGCTAAATCTATCGAGAGCATTATTTGGTGATAAGATAACGGCCGTTCTTGGTCGTAAATTTGGTAGAGACGATGAAGATATTGAATATTTTACTGGTTATAAAAACAAGACAGCTTCAGAAGAAGATTCTACTTCAACAAAAATTGGTAAATTAGAAACTGAAAGTATTGATGATGCTTTACATACAAAAGTCGGTTCAGGCAACCAAACAAAAAGCCGTGCTAAAGATAGTGTATCTACTGTCTTAGCCAAATTATATAATCTCATTAAAAATAATCACGATGAAGAAATTAAACTACATGAGATTGAAAGAAATCAAAAGAAAGAACAGGACAAATTAAAAGATGTTTGGAATAAAGAACTAATACAAGCACTAACAGCACAAAAAGATACTGGCGAAAATTTAAAAGTAACATCATTTAATAAGTTTGAAAAAGACTTAGTTAAAAAACTTAAAAAGATGGCAGAAGCAATTGCTGGCGGAGTCGGTGGTAATGATTTATTCGAAAAATTAAAAGATAAATTAACTCTTAAATCTGAAAAAAAAGCAGCAAAAGCTGCTCTGAAGGCAGGTGCAACAATTGGTGAAAAAGAACTTGTTAAAACTGCTGAGAAGGTTGGTGAAAAAGAAATTACAAAATCAGCAGAAAAAGTTTTAGGTAAGTCTGTATTAAAATCAGTATTGAAAAAACTTCCTTTTGGTCTTGGTGTATTAGGTGCATTACCTTTTGCCGTTGGTAAGTTTATGGATGGCGATAAAAAAGGTGCAGCTGCCGAAGTTGCATCTGGTGCTGCTGGCGCTATACCTGTTGCTGGCACAGCAGTAAGTATTGCAGCTGATATGGCTATTGCAGCAAGAGATGTTTATAAAGATGCTTTTGGTGTTCAATTTGAAGATGATGATCCTAAAATCCGTAAGCAAAGAATGGACATGGTAACAAAAGTTATCAAAAGTCAGTTAAGTAAAGAAGTAAAACCTGATGAGAAAAAAGAAGGCGAAACTCCTACTGCAACGCCAGTAGAAGAACCTAAAAAAGAAGTTAAATCTACTGCAACACCAGCTGAAGCACCTAAAGAAAAAGATAAAAGTAAGCCTAAAGATTTTGTAACAAAAGACGATAAAGACAATAAAAAAGAAACTGCTCAACCTGTAACAAGTGCTGCACCTTCAAAAGAATCTAAAAAAGAAACTGATGCACCAGAAGTTAAAGCACCTCCAGGTCCTACTGCTACAACTGCTACGCCAGCTGAAACTACACCAAAAACAAGTATGGCACCACAAGCAATTTCAGAGAATAATGATTTGATGATGGAGAATGGAACAGGAAGTGGTACTACGGTACTTGCAGATAATTCTAGCAAAGTAAATATTGTAAACAATAACTCAGATGGTTTATTGGTAGAACAAATTACTGGTGTTCGTCATGAGGACACTACACTCAAAAAGATAAACAAACTCAATTTGAGATTGGTATAAAAAACCCCGCACTAGGCGGGGTCAATACTCAAATAAAACTATTAATCTTCTTCTGCTAACTTAGCAAAATAACTTAAATCATCATCTTCAGCAACTGGATCTGGTTCAAAAGGAAGATCCTCTTTATCAAACTTAGGTGCTTTCTTTACTTGCTCTTTGATTGTTTCAACAGTAGTCTTAGGTGCAATTGTCTCACCATTTAGACCCAATACTTTATTCAATCTACCCTGCAACTCATCATAAGATTTAAACTTAGAATCAGCAATCTGCTCTTTGAGAGAGAACTCTTTCTTCCAAATTGCTTCTAACTCATCATCATCATCTAATAAAGCACCTGCTTTTTCAAACACAGAAGATTCATAGTTTTGATAACCATCAACTTTACGAATCTTTAGTTTGAAGTTAGCACCTTTC